GGAAAGGCGAAAAAGTTTTGTGCAAAAAATGTAAAACAGGAATCATGATTCCTGTTGGCGACCGTGAAAAAACCAATACTTTTTACTGTGATTCTTGCAAGAATCAGTTAATTATCAACTGATGATAAGGAGACAGGACAAATGGCTCAGAATGATTATTTCGTGATTGTATACCAGGTACTGAAATATCTGTATGAATGCTTGAAAAAGGGTGAAAAACCAGAAGCGTGTTACCTTACAGCATCAGCTTATAATATTCCTGAGAATTATTGGCAGTATATCATTTTAAGCCTGATTACGGAAGAGTATGTAAAAGGCATTGTCGTCAATCATACGAAAGATGGCGTCTTTTTAGGCGGCCTGCCCGATACCATTATCACGCCGAAAGGTATTTCATATCTGTTCGAAAATTCGTTGCTTGAAAAGGCAAAAAGGACGTTGAAGGACGTAAAAGAGATGGTTCCGTTCGTATAAAACTGTTTAAGGAGTAAAAAACGATAATGGCAAAGAATGACATGGAAGTAATCATGTATAAAATACTGAGATATCTGTACGAATGCATGAAACTCGGTGTAGAACCAGAACTCGAACAGTTCGCGTGGAATTCAAAATTATTTGATATTCCGCAAAGCTATTGGTGCAAGATCATTGCAACACTTGTAAGGAAGGGATATATTACAGGATTTGTGGTCGTTGACAAAACAAAAGACGCGCCAATGCTCCAAACAGACAGACCATTTGAGATTACGTTTGAGGGCGTACAGTTCCTGGAAGAAAACAGCCGCATGCAGAAAGCAAAAGAATATTGTGCTGAAACATTCAACGTGATATTGTCTGCATTACTTGGCGCGATTATTTCATAGTTACCACTAGTCGAGAGGCCGGTGGTATTTTTATGCCCATTTAAGAAAGAGAGGATCAAAGAGTGATTGAAGTATCCGTTCGTAAGAACGAAATCAAGGTATCCGGTCATGCAATGTACGCACCGCACGGGCAGGACATCGTCTGTGCGGGCGTTTCCAGCCTTGTGCGGACACTGATCCGCTCGATTGAGGATCTGACAAGGGATGAAATAGAATACAAAGTATCGCCCGGATGGGTTGATATACAGTATGGGAATCTATCGGAGAAAGCAAGAACTCTGGTGGATTCCTTTTTTGTCGGCATCTGTATGATCGCTGACGAATACCCGGACTGTGTCCGGATTGTGTAACAGGTGTGACCGGGATGTCGTTAAACTACAATACCAGGAGCAACGGCACGGGCCTGCATGGAACGGGACGGGGCAGAAAGGGAAAAGAAATGAAGTACAGAAACATGCGTTGGAGAATTCCAATGAACAACCTGCAGTTATTTGCAGAAGGTGAAGGAGACGGCAGCGGGGCCGGGGACGGAAACGAGGACGGAGCTGGAGCAGGATCTGGTGATAACGGCAACGAAGTATCTTTTGATGATTTCCTGAAAGAAGGAGACAACCAGGCAGAGTATGACCGTAGAATCCAGAAAGCAGTAAATGCAGCAGTGACCAGAGCGCAGGAAAAGTGGAAGGCACTGACGGACGATAAACTTTCGGAAGCGGAAAAACTGGCCAAAATGACCAAGGAAGAAAAAGCCGAGTACAAAACGAGACAGCTGGAAAAAGAGCTGGCAGATCTGAAACGACAGAATGCCGTTACGGAAATGGCCAAGACAGCCAGAAAGATGCTGGCAGACGAAGAGATCAACATCCCGGATGAACTCCTGGGGCACCTGGTATCGGATAATGCAGAGGATACCAAGACAACAGTGGAATCTTTTTCCAAGCTGTACAAAGCAGCTGTGCAGGCAGCAGTCAAAGAAGCTCTGAAAGGAAATCCACCGAAATGCGGTTCCGGCGGGAAATCCATGACGAAAGAACAGATCATGGCGGTCAGCAATCCGCTGGAAAGACAGAAGCTGATCGCTGAAAACATTGCATTATTTCAGTAGGAGGAAAACATATGCACAAAATTGGAAAATTAGGGCTGCAGGTATTTGCAGCACCGGAGAACATGACAGGGCAGGCGCAGATCCAGGTAAAAGCCCGTGAGATTGACTTCGTAACGAGCTTTGGAAAGAATATTCAGGCACTTCTGGACATTCTTGGTATTGCCCGGATGATCCGAAAAGAAAACAATTCGGTATTAAAAACAAAGAAAGTAACAGGAACCCTTCAGTCCGGCGATGTAGGCGAGGGTGAGGAAATCCCGTATTCCCGTTATGAGGTAGTGGAGACACCGTTTGATACCATTCGGATCGAAAAGTACAGAAAAGGTGTATCCCTGGAAGCGATCGCAGAAAAGGGCTATGATGCCGCTGTACAGTCCACAGATGAAGAATTTAAAACGGATCTGCAGAACGTGGTCATGGATAAGTTCTATGCTCAGCTGAAAGCCGGATCCCTGACCGGACATGAAAGCACCTGGCAGATGGCGGTTGCGATGGCAATCGGTAAAGTAAAGGACAAATTTAAAAAGATGCGGAGAAGTGCAACCGGAACAGCCCTCTGGGTGAACACACTGGATGTATACAAATATGTTGGCGCTGCGAACATCACGCTGCAGACGGCATTCGGCTTTGAATACATGAAAAATTTCCTTGGAGCGGAGGTTGTTTTTATCAGCTCTGAAATTCCGGAAAACGTAGTCATCGCCACTCCGCTCAACAATATCATCGGATATTATGTTGACCCGGGTGATTCTGAATTTGCAAAATCAGGCCTGGTTTATACCACAGATCCAACCACAAATTTCATCGGTTTCCACTCTCAGGGCTCTTATGAGCGTGCAATGTCGGATCTGTTTGCAATCATGGGACTGCGGATCTTCTGTGAGTACCTGGATGCGATCGCCTATATCTCTGTTGGCGGAGCTGATACCCAGACACTGGGAAAACTGACCCTGACATCCGCAGAAGGTTCTGAAACCGGAAAAACAAAGATCTCCGTAAAAGAGCAGCTGATGTCTATGAAAAACTGCTGGAAGTACAAAGATGCGGCATCCGCGACTACCGTGAAATACGGCGATGACGTGAAAAACTGGAGCAAATGGGATGGAGAATCCGAAATCGCATCTACAGAAACCCATCACATCACGCTGGTTGAGTGTGATCAGAACTATAAAGCAGTCCGTTCCGGCGATGTAACAGTAGCTGTGAAGAGCTGAGAAGGAGGAACCTATGTACAGGGTGATTGAATACTTTACGGATTTTCATGACGATGACCATGAGTACCGAGAGGGTGATGTTTTCCCGCGCGAGGGAATCAAGGTCTCGAAAGAGCGTCTGGAAGAGCTTGCTTCGGATAAAAACCTGCGTGGAACCCCGGTGATCGAACTGGTAAAAGAACCAGAGAAGTAGGAGGCAGTCGATGCTCGAAGATCTGAAACTGCTTCTTGGACTGGAAGACACAGATAAAAAGACAGAACAGCAGCTACAGCTGATTCTGAATGCCACGAAACAGCGGTTGAAATTTCTTCTTGGCGGTCTGGAGCCGCCGGAAGAAATGGAATACATCATATTGGATGTTTCAGTCATTCGATTCAACCGAATCGGATCAGAAGGGCTCTCCTCTCACAGTGTTGAGGGCGAGAGCCTTTCCTGGTCTGAAAATGATTTTGCCGGGTACATGGATGATATTCAGTCTTATCTGGACAGCCAGCGGGAGGCAAGGAAGGGAAAGGTGAAGTTTCTGTGAGATACGATACGCCAATTTTCTTCCAGCGAGTCCTGCCGGGTGAGTATGATCCAACGACTGGAAACTATGCCGACGATCAGGTAACAGAGGTGCGGAAAATGGCATCTGTGATGGATACGCGGGCGGAAATCATGCAGATCGTATACGGAGGAATCCGTCAGGGCAGTGTGACGGTACAGCTCCAGAACCATTATCAGAAGCCATATGACAGAATTCGGATCGGGAACACGAACTATAAAGTGGACTATACGCGAAAATTGCGTGTAAAACAGACATTCATACTATCGGAGGTGGTCTGATGCCGAAAATCAAGCTGGAAGGAATGGAGAAACTGCAGGTCAAATTGAAGAAAAACGTGCAGATGAGTGATATTAAGCGGGTGGTAAAGGAAAACGGAAAAGCTTTGCAGGAGGCGTCACAGAGAAAAGCGCCAGTGGATACCGGTACACTGAAACGGAGTATTGGTCTTGAGATCCGAGATGGCGGTCTTACGGCTGAAGTGGAGCCAACAGCAGAATATGCGGCATACGTGGAGTATGGAACTCGGTACATGAGTGCACAGCCATATATGCGTCCTTCCTACACAGCGCAGAAAGAGAAGTTCAAATCCGATTTGAAAAAGCTTACGAGGTGACATCATGGACCCACAGCAGGAATTATTCAGTGCGTTGCTTCTGGAATTAAAAAAACAGTATCCAGACGGTGTGTATGACACGTTTTTACCGCCGGAAGGTACGCCATACCCGTTTATCTATCTGGCGGACAGTGACTTGAATGATCGGGCCAACAAAACGGCTGTATTCGGCACTGTAAGTCAGACAATCCACGTTTGGCACGACAATCCGCGGCAGCGCGGCACAGTTTCACAGATGCTTCTGCAGATCAAGCAGGTTTGCAGACATCTGGAACATACCGGCAACTTTTCCTGGTCCGTGCAGAGCTTAAATCAGAGAATATTGCCGGACACAACCACCAACCAGCCACTTCTTCACGGTATCGTGGAAGTGACTTTTTTATTTAGTTAGGAGAACAGCATGAGAAAAACAATTGATTTACAGTTATTCGCAGATGCGGTACGTGGTAAAAAGATCGTTTATCTGTACCGCCTTAAAAAAGATGCGGCTAAAAATGCAGCTACAGCATTAGCGTTTACGACAGAGAACGGCAGAACGACAAGCAAAGATGCCGATACCACAGAGACAAAGGATGGCACGATCCGTACCCCGGGAGCAGCCGAGGTTGAGATTACGGCAACCAGTATTCTTGCCAAGGGCGACACACTGATCGACTCTCTTGAAGATGCCATGATCAACGATGAACTGGTCGAGATCTGGGAAGCAAATCTGGATGATCCAGCATCCAGCGGAAGCAATAAATTTAAGGGAAAATACTTCCAGGGCTATGTGACGGAGGTAGAAAAGACTTCAAACGCCGAAGATATGGTGGAGGTGTCTCTTACCTTTGGTGTCAATGGAACCGGTCAGAAAGGTGATGTAACCGTAACGACCGCGCAGCAGGAAATAGCAGCTTACGTATTTACAGATACGACAAAAACAGGAGCGTAAAAATACTGAGGGCGAGAAATCGTCCTCAGTTTGAATAGTAAAGGAGAAAAATGATATGGAACTTACAATCAACGGACAGGTGTATCAGTTTAATTTTGGCATGGGATTCATGAGAGAAATGAACAAGAAAGTAAGCATGCCGGTAGACGGAGTAAAAGATGCCAAGAAGAATATTGGCCTGAGATACGCTGTGGCAGGGATCATGGACGGAGATGTAGAGGCTCTTGAGGATCTGTTACTCGTAGCGAATAAAGGGCAGAATCCGAGAGCAACTACAGAAATTCTGGATGAATATATTGATGATCCGGATACCGATATCAATCAGCTCTTCGAAGATACGATGGGTTTCTTAAAGAATGCAAATGCTACGAAGAAATGCGTCCAGAATCTCGAGAAGACGATCGAGGAAGAAAAAGCGAAGAAGTAGGTGGCGTAGCCCATGAAGAGGTGAGTTTCGAAGAACAATACCGGGAAGTTGCAATCAGCTGCTTCCGGTATCTGGGATTCACATCGTTTGAGCAGGTTGATCGTCTGACGATTGCACAGTACGAAATTATGATGGAAGCGCTGAGATATCGAATAGTAGACGACGAATACAGGGCACATCGGCAGGCCTTTCTGAATTTTGCGGCCCAAGCGCAAAAAAAATCCGGAAAGAAAACAGTGCCAGTATACAAGCGATTCCGTAATTTCTTTGACTATGAAAAAGAATTAAAAAATGTGAAGGAAAAGAAGCGCAAGAAGGGTGATCCACGATTCGCCGGAATATCCAAATTGTTAAAGAGAGGAGAGTGAACAGATGGCAGAATCTTATAGCGTAAAGGCGGTTTTATGCGCGGAAGATAAGAACTTCTCCTCAATGATGAAATCATGCAGCAGTTATGCTGAAAATCTGAAAAATACGCTTACAAGTGGAATTGGATTCGGCGCTATGGCGGCGATCGGATCCAAGGCAGTATCGGCAGTCGGAAGTGGATTAAAAAGTCTGACTACAGGAGCAATAAGCGCTGGTGCGAATTTTGAGAATGCTATGTCATCTGTAGCAGCTATTTCCGGGGCTACAGGATCTGACTTTGATCGGCTGTCTGAAAAGGCGAAACAGCTCGGAAAATCCACACAGTACACCGCAAGTGAGACAGCTTCTGCGATGGAGTACATGGCAATGGCCGGCTGGAAAACTGAGGATATGTTAAATGGAATCGAAGGCGTAATGGATCTGGCCGCTGCATCGGGAGAAGATTTGGCTGGCGTTTCCGACATCGTAACAGATGCTATGACAGCTTTCGGTTTATCGGCGGATGGCACCACCAAAATTATCAAAGATGGTTTTACAAAAGAAGTCTCCAACGCTTCACATTTTGCTGATGTTCTGGCAGCAGCTTCGGCAAATTCTAACACCAACGTTGCTATGCTGGGCGAATCTTTTAAATATGCGGCTCCCGTAGCTGGATCGTTAGGATACAGCGTAGAAGATACAGCCATTGCCCTCGGACTCATGGCGTCGTCAGGGTTGAAAAGCAGTATGGCTGGTAGCAGCCTCCGAACTATCCTGACAAATCTTGCCAAGCCAACAGATGATATCAGTGACGCAATGGATTATTTGGGCATATCCTTGCAGAATGGTGATGGCTCTATGAAGTCTCTGATGGACATTGTAACGGATTTGCGAGGTGCATTTGGACAATGTAAAATGCCAATGGATCAGTTCCAAGAGAATCTTGCAAAACTTGACGAAAAGTATGCCAATGGAGAGCTGACAGAAAAGAAGTATAATGAAGCATTAGCAGATTTAACGGAAAAGGCTTATGGAGCAGAGGGAGCGTTAAAGGCCAAATATGCTGCTACATTAGCTGGAAAAGAGGGTATGTCAGGTCTGCTTTCAATCGTGAGTGCGGCACCAGAGGATTTTGACAAGTTAACAAACGCCATTTATAACAGCGATGGTGCAGCCAAAGAAATGGCAGAAATAAAAATGGATAATCTGCAGCACGATGTCGTGAAACTGCAGTCTGCTATGGAAGGACTTGGAATTACCGCATTCAACCAGGTTGGCGGAAAAATGAGAGGTTTGGTTGGCATCGCAACTGAGGCGGTTGGAAAAATCGATGAGAAGCTTGCCAGCGGAAAAGGGATCGAAAAGGCTGTCGATAAAATAGAAGCAATGGTTGAGAAAGCAAAACCATATTGGGATATTTTCAAAACGGATGCAGTGGAAGCAGGAACAGCGCTGGGCGATGCGGCTGGGGCGATCATAGGAGATATCAAGAAACTTTCAGGTTCTTTTGGCAGCACAGAAAGTATTGAAAATTTCTCAACCATTTTGGGAAAGGTTAAAGATGGAACTGTAGCAGTTTCGGGATTTTTGGAAAAACATTCGGATGTAATTGCAAAGTTGGTGGTAACACTTCCGAAACTTTTGATTGCGTACAAAGGCTTTAAAATTGTTAAAGCTGTAGCACCGTTTGTTGGCGCATTTACGGGAGCTGTTGGAGGACTGGCAAAGGCTGGTCTTGGGAAAATTGCACCTGGCTTATTTAAAGTGTCAAAAGGGCAGGAAGCGGTTGGCAAATCAAGCGGTGGCAGTGCAAAGAAAATGGTAGCATCCGCCAAGGCCTTTATGATGATGGGTGTCGGGGTACTGGCGATTAGTGCTGGGTTCTATTTGCTTGCGCAGTCTGCAATTGCAGTAACCAACGCTGGCCCAGGGGCAATCGCTGTTTTTGGTGGTTTGATTGGTGTTGTAGTAGGACTTGCAGTTGGTATGACAAAGATGCTTTCGTCTATGTCTGGCGGGTCGAAGAAATTAACAGCGATGACACCGGCGCTTCTGGCATTGGGAGCGGCTGTATTAATGATTAGCGCAGGTTTGGCACTGCTGGCGTATTCTTCAATTCAGTTGGCGAGTGCCGGTCCGCTGGCTATCGGCGTAATGGTAGGAATGGTGGTTGCACTTGGCGGCTTGATGCTGGTGGCCAAGAGTGTAGCGCCAACGCTTTCGGCCGGAGCGGTTGGATTTGTTGCGTTTGGCGCTGCGGTATTAATTGCAGCAGCCGGAATCAGTTTGTTATCCTTGGCGGCTATTAATCTTGCAAATGCCGGTCCGCTGGCTATTGGATGTATGGTTGGCATGGTTGCGGCAATCGCTTTGTTGGCAGTTGGAGCGGCTGCTCTTGGACCAGCACTAACAGCGGGAGCAGTTGGCTTTATTGCATTTGGAGCCGCTATTGTTTTGGTGGCAGCAGGTGCGTTGATTGCCAGCGCGGCATTGGCGGTTGTGTCTGCTGTTCTTCCTTCGATCGTACAATATGGAAGCCAGGGAGCGGTAGCTATTGCTCAGCTTGGTGCAAGCATGATTGTTTTTGGCACCGGAGCTGCTGTTGGAGGAATTGGCGCAACCGCGCTCGGAGTTGGTCTTGCGTTGGTCGGTGTAACTGCGCTGGTTGCAGCCGCAGGAGTAATTGTATTGGCCGCCGGAGCAGCGGTGCTTGGAGCTTCGCTTGTGATGGCAGGTGCAGGTTTGACAATTATGGGAGCAGCATTTCCACTTGTAGCGGCTGGTGCAAAGGTCAGTGCAGCCGGATTGGCGGCATTACTTGGATCAGGTACTGCGGCCAGTGCGGTTTTTGTGATTTTGGCAGGATCTTCTGGCGCGGCAGCTGTAACAGTTGGTGTATTTGCAGCGGCAATGGTGGCCGGAGCCGCAGGAACCGGTCTTATGGTAGTTGCTCTGAAATCAGTAAATTCCAGCATGAAGTCAATTGCTGGAAATGCAAAGAGCGCAGAAAAATCGCTCACGAGCATGAAATCGAGCGTCAATGTTGTAAATTCCGGATTGGATGCATTGGGGAACAAAGCAAAAAACGCTATCAGTGCATTAATTAAGCAGTTTTCTCAGGGAGAAAGCAAGGCAAAAACTTCTGGAAAAGCGGTTGGAAATAATTTCAACAATGGCGTTTCAGCAGGAATGTCAAAGGCGGTCTCTACGGCCGGAACAATGTCAAATTCGATTGTAATTACCATGCGATCATCGGCAGGCGGTGCCTATAACAGCGGCGCATACATCGGAATGGGACTTGCAAATGGTATGGCAAGCCAGGTTGGACATGTAAGAGCAGTGGCGGCACAGCTTGCGGCGGCTGCAGAGGCGGCGATCCGGGCGAGAGCACAGATCCACAGCCCATCACGGGTGACAGATAAACTCGGCAATTATTTCGGTATCGGCTGGGTCAACGGCATTATGGATCATGTGCAGGAGGCGAGGCAGGCCGCCATGGAATTGATACAGGTTCCGGAACTTACACCTGCGCCGGAAATCGGAATGAGCCTTCGGACTGGATCTGAAGATCTGAATGACAGCTATCAGTATAGCAGCAATGGAAAATATACCATCTATGTCCCGATCAATCTGGACGGAAGAGAGATTGGAAAAGCGACTGCAACGTATACACGAGAAGAAATTGAGAAACAGGAGACAAGGGAGAACCGAAAGAAAGGCAGGAGAACTAATGTATAACTTTGTAGATACCACAGAGCGGTACCCAGGGCAGAACCTGCCTTCGGAGGCTCTCATGTTTAATGGAAACTATTTGGAAAATGTGATTCCCGGCTACCGGACACTATATGTGTCTGGCCGGGAAGTTTTAGGGACGGAGATTACAGATCTGGAAACTGGCGTATCCGATGGTACGAAATACCGGCGCAAACGCTATCAACCCAGAACCATTGTGGTTGGATATCAACTGATTGCTGAAGATAATTCGGCTTTTCGTAGTGCGTATAACAAGCTGAATGCTCTTCTGGATGAAGAACAGGCGACTCTTATTTTTGCGGATGAGCCGGACAAATATTATATCGGAACAAAGCAGGGAACGAGTGAAGTGCCGGCGGGAAGAAATGCGATCACTGCGGAGCTGGAATTTTACTGCGCGGATCCATTCAAGTATTCGGTGGAAGAATTTACGGTGAATCCGACTGCGGATGACGGAAAAACGTTCATTGTGTCGTACAACGGCACTTATCGGGCCTTTCCAAAGCTTCAGGCAGTAATGCACAGTGAAAATGGAGTAGTAGGTTTTGTAAATGACTCCAAGAAAATTCTTCAGTTCGGTGATCCGGATGAGTTGAACGGAGAAACATACAAAAAAAGCGAACTGATAACAAGCTATGCTGACCAATATGTCTGGTCACAGGATGCGGCGTGGAAAGATGATACAGGGAGCAACTTCTTATACAGTAACAGCAAGACGGCTGGAAAGCTGGGTGTCATGAGCGTAGACAGCATCAAAGGTCTGTATCTGGCCAGCAGTGGATATGTAAGTCCAAACACAAACGGCTGGAATGGAGCTATGAAATCTATTGATGTGGTAGATTCCAATGGAGCAAAGGGAGCGACGCACCTCTATTGTTACATGAACAGCTGGTTTGAAACTGGTCTTATGGGGCAGACGGGCTGCCAGGCGATTGCTTTCTGCGATGCGAACGGAAAAATGATCTGCTGCCAGGAGATATACAAAACCGATACGATCGGAAACACAGCGCACATGAATATGTGGGTAGGTGGAAACAACCCGCGTATCGTCAAAACATATACTTTTGAACCTTGCCATCGAAAAGATGCAAACCCATACAGCCAAACGTATGGCGCAAGCGACATGATGAAACATGGAGAGAAAATACGTTTTTTCTGGAAGGGCAGTTATCCGGAATTTACAGTTCCAGAATTAAAAGATGTGAAAGTGGCAACAGTGAAATTGTATTTGGGACAGTGGGGAAGTCGAAATACAGGAAATCAGCTTGTCACCAGAAATTATTTCCGCGGCATCTTCGTGAGAATTGACAATGTAGAAAAATGGCGTGATATTCCGAATAAATTTTCGGTAAATCAGGTTTTGACAGCTGACTGTAGCAATGGAGAGGTCATGTTACAGGGACTTCCGAGACAGGATCTTGGTGCGTTGGGCAACGATTGGGAGAACTTTTGCCTGCAGCCTGGAATGAATCAGATCCAATGCATTGCATCGGACTGGGCAACACAGCCAACATACACAATGAAATACAGGGAGGTGTTTCTATGATTTTATATTTTGCGGACCGACATATGAATGTCCTTGGGCAGGCAAGCACAGAGCTACCGAAGGGATTGTACATTTCTGATGATCTGAAAACAGAAGAGGTGGAAGCAGGTGTTGCTACACTAGAATTTACGCTGAATTACACGGCGAGCACGCGGAATGATGCGAAACAGTATGGTTCTGTTGGCAATTATATTCTTCGGAAGAATGGCGATGAGCAGGAAATTTATACGATCATTACCAGCGAAGAAAATATTTTCAAACAGGAAGTAGAAATCTATGCCGAGGATGCCGGTATGGATCTCCTGAACGAGACAGTTGGCGAATACAAAGCAGACAAGGCATATCCAGCGAGCTACTATGTTGAAAAATTCAGCGACGATTCCGGCTTTGAAATTGGAATCAATGAGGTCAGCAATTATAACCGGAAACTGTCCTGGGAGGGTGAGACCACCGCTTCTGAGCGTATTTTGAGCGTTGCCACGCAGTTTGACGCGGAAGTTTCCTATACTTTTGAAATCGACCGGTTGAAAATCAAGCACAAATATATCAACCTGCATAAGAAGCGCGGCGTAGATCAGGGGCGAGAACTTCGGATCAACCGGGAAGTGAAAAATATCATTGTAAAAAGTTCAGTAGAAGATCTGGCTACGGCACTTTCCGTTACCGGCGGATATCCGGAAGACAGTGAAACGCCGATCAATCTGAAAGGGTATAAGTATGATGACGGTGATATTTATCTGTCCGGCAGCACGATTTATTCCCGGAGCGCGGTGGCAAAATGGAGCCGGTATCTTTCCGAGAAAGGGAATGGAACTGGGCATATCGTCCAGACGTATACTTATGATACTTTAAGCCAGTCGGAGCTGTGCAACCGTGCTGTATCCAAGTTGAAAAAGATCTATGATGCTGCGGTATCCTATGAAGTGGAGCTGGCATATCTGCCGGATGGAATCAAGATCGGCGATACAGTCAATATCGTAGATGACACCGGAGAATTGTATCTGTCCGCGCGGATCATGAAGCTGGAGTCTTCAGCTGCGAACGATGAATATACCGCTACGCTTGGAGATTACAAGGCAAAATCAAGCGGTATATCAGATAAAATGGTGGAACTGGCTGCTCAGTTCGAAAAACTGGCACAGAACCGGACGTTTTATACCTGGGTTGTTTTTGGCGATTCAGAAACAGGCAGCGGAATTTCACTTAACTCAAGTGGGAAAAAATATATGGGCATTGCCTATAACCAGACGACAAAACAGCCTGCGTTGACAGACCCAGGCATTTACAGTTGGGTAAAGGTTGCTGGCGATCAGGGAATCGCAGGAGCACCGGGAAAAGACGGCCTGACAAGCTTTTTCCACGTAAGATACGCGGACGTCTTAAACCCTGCAGCAAGCCAGCTGAGGAAGGACACTGGAAAATATATTGGAACGTATACGGATTTTACATTTGAAGACAGTACGGATCCAACGAAGTATACTTGGAGACAGTTCCAGGGAGATGACGGAGAAGATGGAGCGGACGGAATTCCGGGTGTAAATGGAACCAATGGTGAGACCAGCTACCTGCATATAGCCTATGCAATCAGCGCGGACGGAAAGTCCGGATTTTCTACAACGAACAGCGTAGATAAGACTTATATCGGACAATACGTGGATTTCGCAAAAGAAGACAGCACGAATCCGGCAAAATACCGGTGGACGAAGTTCCAGGGACCAAAAGGCGACAAAGGAGATCCGGGAACGCAGGGATTGCAGGGAATCCAGGGAGAAAAGGGAGACCAGGGCATTCAGGGTGAAAAGGGCGCGGACGGAAAAACACAGTACACGCATATTGCTTATGCAAATAGCTCTGATGGAAAGGTCAGTTTCTCCGTTTCTGATTCGGATCGTGATTATGTCGGAATGTATGTAGATGAGGTCGTAGCGGACAGCACAGACCCAACGAAATATGCTTGGAGTAAGATTAAAGGTGCCGATGGTACGCAGGGAATCCAAGGAAAGCCGGGAGCAGATGGAAAAACACCGTATTTTCATATCGCTTATGCAACGAGTGCGGATGGAAAGACAGGCTTTTCTATTACTGAATCAACCGGTAAGACGTACATCGGTGTGTATACGGACTATACAAAGACAGATTCTACCGACCCATCTAAATACAAGTGGACAAAGATTCAAGGACCGCAGGGCACGCAGGGACTGCAGGGAATCCAGGGACCACAGGGGGAGCGAGGTATTGCTGGAAAAGATGGACAGAACGGAGCTACAACATATTTTCATATTAAGTATTCTGCAGTTTCGAATCCGACGTCTGCAAGCCAGATGACAGAGGTTCCCAACACTTATATTGGTACCTACGTAGATTTTACGGAAATGGATTCAAACGATCCTGGAAAATATACATGGTATAGGCTTCAGGGGTTACAGGGCGAAAAAGGTACGCAGGGCCTTCCTGGGAAAGATGGATCGAACGGAAAAACTACCTATCTTCATATCAAGTATTCCAATGATGGGGGTAAAACTTTTACAGCGAACAGTGGTGAGACACCGGGAGATTATGTTGGAACATGTACCGATTTCAATCAGACGGATCCGACGACAGTTGGCTCGTATATATGGGCTAAAATTAAGGGAGAACAGGGTCCGCAGGGCTTGCGCGGCCTGCAGGGTGAAAAAGGTGACCAGGGAATTCAGGGACCCAAAGGCGCTGACGGAAAAGATGGAAAAACGACGTATTTTCACATCAAATATTCTGCGGTTTCGAATCCGACCTCTGCGTCTCAGATGACAGAGACACCGTCAAAATACATTGGAACGTATGTGGATTTTACACAGACGGATTCGGATGATCCGAAGAAGTACAGCTGGCAGCAGCTGGAAGGTTCGCAGGGGCCACAGGGAAAACAGGGAATTTCAGGTACCAATGGAGCAGACGGGAAAACCAGTTATCTGCACATCAAATATAGTAATGACGGTGGGAAGACATTCACCGGGAACAGTGGTGAGGATATTGGCGCTTATATCGGAACATGCGTGGACTATGCAAAAGATGATCCTACAAGTGTCGGAATGTATAAGTGGGCGAAAATCAAAGGCGAGGCTGGAGCCAAAGGTGATAAGGGTGATACGGGTAAGGGGGTTAAATCGACATCTGTTGCATACCAGGTTTCAACTTCCGGAACAACAGTTCCAACTGGCACATGGTCTGGGTCTGTGCCATCTGCATCCGCGGGGCAGTATCTGTGGACACGTACAATCATCACTTACACTGACAACACAACATCCACGATATATAGTGTCGGCCGTATGGGAACCAATGGTGCAAATGGCACCAATGGAAAGAGTATTGGATCAGTAGTCAATTATTACCTGGCAACGGCATCTTCCAGCGGAGTTACAACGGCGACGAGTGGATGGACAACAGCTGTCCAGTCGGTGTCTGCGGCTAAGAAGTATCTTTGGAATTATGAGGTTGTGAAGTATACCGACGGAACCGTGGCGAGTACAACTGTGCCTTGCATCATTGGATCATACGGTGATCGGGGAAGTAAAGGGGATAAAGGTGCTACTGGAGGAACTGGTCCAACTGGAAATGGTATCAAGAGCATAACGGAGCATTATGCTGTTTCAACCTCGAATTCGTCGGCTCCTACGACATGGTCAACGGCTGTGCCAACAATGACCGAAACAAATAAGTATTTGTGGAATTATGAAACCATTACATATACAAATAACACCACAAATGATACGGCTAAAAGGGTTATTGGCGTTTATGGCAATAAGGGAGCCACTGGAGAAGATGGAAAAAATGGTACAAATTTATGGGTAAATCCGCTATTTGAGTCAGGAAAGCCTCAGATAACAAGGATTGATACAAGTGTCACAGCTCCAAATGGCGCGGCAGTTAATATACTTGATCACAGAGATCATCAAAATAGCTCAACAGCTTTTCCAGTATTTCCGGGACACCAGTATCGCATAACTGTTCACCGAAAGCGGATAACGGGTTCCCTCGAATTGAACTCCGGCATATGGTACATAACACGGACGTCTGGAAACGCTTACGATACAATTGTGGCGCCGACATCAACCAAAGATCTTGGTAACAGTTGGCAGGAAGCGACATATAACTTCACTTGTCCATCAGGAAAATCAAAAGGAAGCGTATATTTTCAGATAGAACAGCAGACAAACAATATCACAACTAAATGGTATATTGCAAATGTCATTTGTGTTGATATAACAGGCTTAAAAGGTGATACTGGAGCCAAAGGTGATAAAGGGGATAAAGGAGCAACTGGTCCTCAGGGACCACAAGGTCCTCAAGGTGTAAAAGGCGATAAAGGTCCTCAGGGAGATAAAGGTGCAACCGGCGCAACAGGTCCTCAAGGTCCACAGGGCGCTGCAGGTAAGGACGCAAATCAGGTAGTTCATACGGTAAATGGAAACGGTGAGTCAAATCTTTATGTCGAATTTGCTACAATAAAGATCACAGGTTCGTATGCAAATCAGCCAACAACATTTAAACTTGGTGGCAGAGGTTTTGAGACAACAGATGTCCAGTTTAGTTTTATCTCTGCAAATAACTCAGATCCTGGATTGGATTTTCTAAGATCTTCAGGCGAATGGTCGTTATGGATTTATAAAAAGACTACTTCAACGTGGGGCCTTATAACAAGATTAAATGAATCGTGGGGACATCTGAGAGTATTTAACTATACTCAAGGTTCTGGCCCATATACAGTGACGTGGACATCAACTAAATTAGCTTCTTTACCATCTGGTTCAATTAATGCGAATCCTTTACAAGCAGCAAAAACAGCCACCAACTTTATGCAGTTTACTGATGGGACCGGATTGGAAGTTGGTAATAAAACCAGCGGATCTTGGTCTGGTTATCGGACTAAGATTTCAGCATCAGCATTTGAGATTCTTAACCGGGCAGGAACGACACTCGCATATTATGGTGATAAGTTGATACAGCTTGGAAAGAACGCAAAAGATGCGGTTATTGAGTTATGTGGCGGTGTCGGTAAGATTTTGGTTGAAACAAAATCCGGCAATGCGGCTCTGTCAATCCAGAGCGAATATGTAGATATTAAAGGTGTCCACGAATCTGTATTGGAGACATCAAGTTCTTCTGGAAGCTGTATAGCCGGAGCTGTTGACGATTCTTTTGTTGTAAATACTTACTCGGATGCCAACAACAAAGCAAACTTCGATATTGGTAACGGTAGCATTATTCTTGAATCAAAGAAGAAAGGTTATCAGGCAGAGGTCGAATTTTATGGCTGTGGCTGGTCTGGAGGAGTGTATACTGGAGCGTTCGCACCGACCAAGGCGTACTCCGAAAAGATTATGTTAGGAGATAGTGGAAGAGTATGGGAGCGTTTGATTGTTAAAAACTCCCCACAGGTCACATCCGATCGCCGCGCCAAAACAAACATATTTCCACTCGGTGAGAGCAAGATCAATAAGACGGATATTCATTCAGAGCTGTTCGATCGCTTAAAACCAGTTCAGTATCGGATGATTGACGGTGATGGGCGCATTTGTTATGGATTCGTCGCACAGGATGTCGTAGAAGCCATGCGAGAACTCGGAATCCGAGAAGACGAGCTGGATCTGGTACACCACGACAGGAAGAACACTGAGGATAGCTATATTGATACTTATAGTATGGTATATACCAATTTGATTGCGATAATAACGCATGAGCTTCAACTCGAGAAGCAAAGAAGATCGAACCTTGAAATAGAGGTTGCGGATCTAAGAAGTGAACTTGAATCCATGAGAGATAATATCTCTGGAGATACAAATTAATTTTTAGGAGGACAAAAATATGGCAGTATCAGCAACTTACACAAAGGACATTCATTATTCTGGAATCATCACAGTTGACGGCGAGACTGTTGTGTCTATGGACGCCAATATGGATGCAAAACATCCGGATGTTCCAATCATCAATCGCTACATCAACAACGGTAGAAAGTATCGTGCCAATAAAAAGGATATCGATGATGTTGTTGATAAATTTGAGAATGACATCTGGGACGAGTATGATAAGTACACTGCAGAGCTGGAAGAAAAGGAAAAAACTGAGTAGGGCCGGAAACGGTCCTTCTTCTGCGTTCAATAGTGGGAAAGAGAGACAGAGCAGTGAATGAAATATTAATGCAGACATATACGATAGCACTTCCAGTGCTGCTGGGCTACATCGTCTGGCTCTTAAAAAATCAGAAAAGGGATCGAGACGCGAACAGTAAGGGAACTATGTTACTACTCAGAGTCCAGCTGATTGAGTACCACAGCAAGTACACACAGCTTGGAGACATCCCATCCTATGCATACCAGAACTTCTGCGAGATGTACGAAGCCTATCATGTGCTTGGTGGAAACGGTATGATCACAAAGATGAAGCAGGAAATTGATGAATTACACTTAAAAAAGAAAGGCGATTGACATGGAACAGATTATGAGTTATGTAAAACCAGAACTGATCATTGTAGCTATTGTCCTGTACTTCCTGGGCATGGGCCTGAAACAGGCACAGGCTGTAAAGGACAAGTATATTCCTCTGATTCTCGGCGGCGTGAGCATTGTACTGTGTGCTATCTGGGTGCTGGCTACCAGTGAGGTGTGCACCGGTCAGCAGGCGGCGATGGCCGTCTTTACAGCGGTCACGCAGGGCATCCTTGTGGCGGGGCTGAGCAATTATGTGAATCAGATTATCAAGCAGACACAGAAATCAGAGTGAGGGCGGCCAACAACCGTCCTTTTTTGCGCCGGCGCAAATCTGCCGGAGAAAGGGAAGTATCATGAGAATTGACAGATCTTTTATCAGCAACCAGAACACCTACGAAGAGAACGATCCGCGGTGTATTGTAGTCCACAACACAGATAATTTCAGAGCGGGTGCCGATGCCCGCACACACGCAGAAGCACAGCATAATGGTGAGCTGTCCAATATGTCTGCCCACTATTACGTTGATGATGGAGAAACGGCGTACCAGGCAGCACCACACAGCCGCGGATGCTGGCATGTAGGCGTTAATTACGGAGGGACGAATCTGTTTGGAAAATATGGAAACCGGAGCAGCATCGGCGTAGAAATGTGTGTGCAGCAGGGGTACGATTACGAGAAAGCATTCCAAAACACGGTGGCCGTGGTCAAGGAGATCATGCATGAGACCGGCATCCAGGCGAGCCGCGTATACCGTCATTATGATATCTGCAGCAAGCACTGCCCGAGCCAGATCATGAATAATGGAGATTGGGAACGCTTCAAGAAGCTGATCAGTTCCAGCTCTTCGGATACGCCGAAGCAGCCGGAGAAGAAAACATATGATCCGGGAGTTTACAAAGTCAATACTGACCTGAATATTCGGGAAAAGCCGGATGCAGATAGCCGATGCGTCGGAACAATCAAAGACCGCGGCAGCTACACCGTCACTGAAATCCAGAATACAAGCTGGGGACGGCTGTTATCCGGCGCTGGCTGGATTAACTGCCATACTAAGTATTGCACTTATGGCGGTGCAGCTCCGAAAGAGGAGCAGAAACCGACCGCAAAAGCGATCTCAATTGATGGCGTATGGGGTCCGGAGCTTACCCGCCGCCTGCAGGAGATCTTCGGGACCGGCGTGGACGGGAAAATCAGTAACCAACCCACGACAAACAAGAAATACTGCGTCGGTATCACAGCGGCCGAGTGGAGCAATCATCTGTCCGGCGGATCAGCTCTGATCAAGGCCATCCAGAAATGGTCGGGGGTAACTGCTGACGGATACATCGGACCACAGACCATCCGCGCGATGCAGCGTAAGCTCGGCACACAGGTTGATGGTGTGATCAGCAATCCATCCGCGATGGTACGCGCCCTGCAGGAATGGTGCAATCGCCAGTAATCGGCCAACAAAAAAGCCCCGGGGATCTCCGGGGCAAAAAGAAACGCCGCAGCTACGCGGCGAAAAGAATTGTTCTTTTTTCTGACCATTTTGTGTGTTCTGGTCACGTGTTATGATAACATATATATAGAAGAAATGCAATAAAAAATCCCGGGCAAATTACCCGGGAAACATATTGTATCATCGAAATATTTACAGTTACAGCATATCATCTGGTATTGCATTCCGGTGGACCGGATGGAGAGATGGGCGCATCCATGCGGTATCTCTCTCAGCGTTTCACAGCACCGAACCGAATTGTAGCGGGGGTGTTGAATGATGTTGGTACCGAGGAATTAGCTCATCTCGAAATGGTATCCACGATCGTTCATCAGCTTACCTGTGATCTTTCGCTGGAAGAAATTCAGAATTCCGGTTTTGCTAATTACTATGTAGACCACACAGCCGGAATCTGGCCACAGGCGGCCGGCGGAGTCCCGTTTAATTCCTGCGAATTTCAGTCGAAAGGCGATCCGTTAACAGATCTGTTCGAAGATCTCGCTGCAGAACAGAAAGCCCGATCAACGTACGACAACATCCTTCGCTTGGTAAAAGATCCGGAGGTAGCAGATCCGATTCGTTTCCTGCGGGCACGTGAGGTTGTGCATTTCCAACGTTTTGGTGAAGCACTGCGTTCTGTACAGGACGAATTGAATTCGAAGAACTTTTATGCGTTTAATCCGTCGTTTGATGCAAAGACTTTCTGTGCGGCACCGCAGCCAGGGGCAGGTCAGGGGAATTGCTGCACAAGATAGTAAATTAAAAATCAAAGAACAGCACACCACTGGAAAATCCCATCTGAAAAACAGGTGGGATTTTTTGGGTTTACAGTAAGAAAATCTTATCCAGTCGTAAATCATTATCCCATCATAATATAGAAAAAAGACTTTCAAAAACAGAACAGTCAGAAAGGATGTTCCATGGAAGCAATGAATTATGTAAAACCCGAACTCATCGTCGTTGCGTTCGTGCTGTATTTTTTCGGTGTTGCTTTGCGGCAGTCGCAGGCGGTGAAGAATAAGTACATTCCGCTGATCTTAGGCGGCATCAGCATGGTGCTGTGTGCGGTTTGGGTGATGGCGACGAGTGAGATTGAGACGGCGAAGGAGGGGGCGATGGCGGTTTTTACGGCGGTCACGCAGGGGATTCTGGTGGCGGGGCTGAGCAATTATGTGAATCAGATTATCAAGCAGATCCATAAGCCGGAGTGAACGGCGCTTCAAAAAATCTGTGTTATGCCGGAGCAGTCTGAACCGTCAGAAAGGGGAGAATATGAGAATTGATCGGTCGTATCTTGGCAATCAGAATACGTATGCGGAAAACAATCCCAAATGTATCGTAGTCCACAACACCGACAACTTCGCAGCAGGTGCCGATGCGCGGGCACATGCGAGAGCACAGCATGACGGGAATTTCCAGAACATTTCCGCACACTATTACGTCGATGACGGTGACACAGCCTACCAGGCGGCACCGCACAGCCGGGGGTGCTGGCATGTCGGCATTAATTACGGAGGAAAAAATCTGTTTCAGCAGTACGGCAACAAGAACAGCATCGGTGTGGAGATGTGTGTGCAGGCCGGGTATAATTATGAAAAAGCATTTGAGAATACTGCGGCACTGGTGCGGGAGATCATGCGGGAGACGGGGATTCCGCTGGAAAGAGTCTATCGTCATTATGACATCTGCAGCAAATACTGTCCGAGCCAGATCATGAACCGCGGTGACTGGGACCGCATGAAGCGGATGATCGGAAGCGGTGCAGGGAGCACAGGAACGGGAACAGCAGGCAGCGGAACAGGAAAAACGTATGCGCCCGGGATCTATCAGGTGCAGACAGCGGCCCTCAACATCCGTCAGGCACCGGATGCGGACAGCAGGATTGCCGGAACGATCCGGGATCAGGGAAGCTACACGGTGACGGAAATCCAGAACACAAGCTGGGGACGGCTTCTCTCAGGGGCAGGCTGGGTCAACTGCCATACAGCGTATTGCCGTTATGCCGGTCCCGCAAAAGAAAAATCGGCAGAGACAGCAAAGCCATCCGGAAAGACAGTCGCAGAGGACGGAATCTGGGGCGAAAATCTGACGCGCCGTCTGCAGGAACTTTTCGGCACACCGCAGGATGGAAAAATCAGCAATCAGCTGGCCGTCAACCGGAAATTCTGTGATGGCATCACAGCCGCCGAGTGGGACAGTACGCCAAAAGGCGGATCGGCCCTTGTAAAAGAAATGCAGAAATGGGCATCGGCCGGCATGGACGGCTATATCGGTCCGCAGACAATCCTCGCCTGGCAGAAAAAACTCGGCACGCCAATCGACGGCACAGTAAGCAGCCCATCCGCCATGGTAAAAAAACTGCAGAAGTGGTGCAACCAGAAATAGAAAAAAGAATACTCAAAGACCCGGTTTTGTGTTATACTGGAAGATAGTTTAAAATGAACAGAAAGAAAAAGAGCAAAGGAACAAAAGAAACAAGCAAAACTAGTACGTGAGAAAAATACGGAGA